GTGCTTTTCAGTAACTGAAAGCCGGCAGCACCAACAGCCAGCCCAGCCGTTACTGCTGCTGCACCAATGCCAGCAAGTGCCGTTCCAGCTGCAGCAGCATCTTCCTGGACCTGTTTACTCCATTTTGCTGATGCACGTTCAGCCTGATTAAGTCCTGAAACAAATCCACCCGTTTTGGCAATCAGGTCGATAGTCAGTGTACCGAGATTTTTCCCAGCCATAGTTTATGTCCACTCCTTCATGGCCTCTTCGAGAGTGATCGCGGGCGCGTTGATGTGGGGGGTGAAGTCGGTAATTCTGAAAGGTGGGGTGTCTTTTCCCCGGTTGACGTTTGCCAGCACAGAAGCAACCAAACCGGCAGCCCACTCAGTGCGCATCATTGGGTTAAGGCTGCCAAATTTAGAACGGTACGCTGACCAAATCTGATATTCCCTGATACTCAATAACTCCTGGGCTTCAGCAATGGTCCTTCCACCGATGCCATTCAGGACTAATTCGCACCAGAATTCGTCTTCTGCGCTGAGCTCTCCTTTCCCAGAGAGTTCACTTCCTGAATTGCTACGAGCAAGGCAATAGTCAGGCTTCCATCGAGGGCTCCACGCTCAGGATCAGCATGTCCGGTAATATCATCAGGAGTGAAAACAGGTTCGCCATTCTCATCACAAATGGAAGATGCAATGCGTCCAGCAACACCGTCAGACTTTCCGCTCAATGCAAGAATGTCAAACTTAGCGGAATGATATCCAATAGGACGAACATACGTAGTGGCAATATGTTTATTACCGTCCTTATCGGTCCATTCAATCTCCTTCTCTACCGGGCGGCCAGTAAATGCACCTGCTTTTTTAATTGTGTCGAGCGTCAGTTTCATCATCATCTTCCATTAAAAAGCGGGAGTAATCCCCCGCATGTTTTATCTTTAACTCCCGGATTCGACCTTACGAACCCAGACACCAGCTCCGCTGCGCTGCAGAGTTGCGGCCGTCGTTACAACCGTGTTCTGCTGCCAGTCAAACGGGAAGTCACTGACATACGCCTGGAATGTGTACCAGGTTCTGTCAGGTGGCAGGTCCATTTCCCCATTAACCAGCGTTGGAGCGCTTTCACCATCAGACCAGCCAATAGCCCATTGGATGACTTCATCCTGATATTGGTCATCTTCAGCAAGTTGCCACATTAAGAAATGCGATTCGTTTTTCGGGTCGGCATTAATCGTTGCCGAAGCTTGCCCTGGTGTGCGCAATCCCTTCTTAAACTTCTTACTGTTGCGCTCACTAAGACAAGTATCTTCGATCTGGTCAGCCGGGTTGGTGCCAGGGTTAAAGTTGGTAATACATTCAATCTCGTGGATTACCCCACGAATTAACCCATACAGCTGGGTTCCCTGCGTCAGTACAGACATAGTTATCTCCGGTCATAAAAAAACCCGCCTAAGCGGGTTTGTGGAAGGTTACTTTATCGGGGGACTATCCAGTCGACATCAAATGAATAGTGGTAACTTTTGGTTTCATCATCCCGGTCCTGCTCACCCCATCTGACGATATAAGCGTGAGGCTCAATTGCATCGCGTAATGCTTTGGCGACAGCGATTACTTCTTCTGCACTTTTCGCATACACGTCAACCTGAATGGAAAATGAGTCAGCATCTGGACGCTGCTTTAAATAATTTTCAGGACCGCCGCTAGGCAAGTTTGACCAAACCGCATAGGGGTATACTATTTGATCCGTCTGCAGCTTAAATGGATACAGCCTGACAGGGCTTGAACCAAGCAGATTAACAACATCATAACTGGCAGAGCATATAGGAAATATTGGGGCTATCATGCTGATGTTCCCTTTTTCTGAGCACGTTTTATAGCGCGATCTATACCGGCTTCAAAGTTCACAGAAAAGGTTGTAAAAACCTCATTCATGCGTGAATTCGCAGCAGCTCTAACCAAAGGTTTGGGCGACATTTTTTCGGTGCCAAACTCCAGTAAACGCCAGTGTGGCGTGGGAGCATCTTTTTCCAGGCTTGGGTCTTTCTTCAGAACTGCTCCCTGAAGAATTCCCACCCTGAAAGCCAGATCACCTGTTTGTTTATAGCGTCTGTTATTCCAGCGAACGGCAGCATTATCGGAGATTTTGCGCGCTGTGTGGGGATCGTCTAATCGCATGGCATTCTGCTTTACCTGCTCAAGGATAACATTAGCCGCTTTTCTTAAAGCTGCCCTTCCTGACTTGCGCTTGGTCTCGTTCTGTATGGCGTCCAGTTTCCCAAGTAAAGAATCAATGCCAGTAAGTTTAAATTCAACCCTGTCAGCCATCGCTTACACCCATTGAACACGGAAGAGTAAGATATTCATTCCCGCTTTTTGGATCAGGTAAAACACCTTCGATATTGTAAATACCACCGCGAAAAAGGATGCGATGTTTGCGAGTAATCCCGGTACGGAAGCGAATCGTTATACGGGTAGTGATTTCTCCCTGCGATGCCTGCGCCGCGATAAATTCACGGGCAGACAACGGAGAAACCTCTGCCCAGACAATTGCGACATCACGCCAGGTTTTATTTACAGCTCCTGTATCAGGATTCTGTGCCGTCACCGGCTCCTGGATTGTGACCTGGTGCCGTAATTTCCCGGCCTGCATACTACCCCCTTGCTTTTTGGCTGAGGTATTGTGGCTTCAAATCATCAAGCGTAGAAATTTCGATGGTGTCATCTTCAGCCAGAGACTGGATAATGAGGTCACATAGTGCCACATTCGAATCAACCAGTCGGTTTATCGCGGCCGTTTGTGCCAGTTGCGCTGCTGTCTGTTCGCGTAGCGCCGCTATAAGTTCGTTTGCCTGTAGCTCGTTCATATGCAATTTTCACCCATTTTTTTAACCACTCGCGCCTTTCAGCGCATCCTGAACAGGACATTTTTACACCCCGTAAATGCGGTATGGTTGCAGCAATGCTTCAACTGCAAACGGGACCTCTGCCACGGTTTGTCCTACGGACACTGTCTCTCTGTTGGCATACCAGTGACCTATCAGCAATAACATGGCCGCTTTAACATCATCATTCAGTAGAATCGGGTCCGGGTCGTCTGCATAGCC